CGTGTATTAAAAGATACAACACCCGTTCCGGTTGCTGGTAACAAAACATTTTCAGTTGTGCCGTTTGTATAAAAAAACTTTAGAAAATAATCAGGTGATATAAAAACCGTTTCTATATTTTCTATGCCGACACCCGAAACGCCCCTGTCTAGCGTAACTAAAACATTATTGCCGTTTTCGACTTGAACTTGAAAGTTTGCCATGTTAGACCTTTACGATTGCGTCAGAGCGCACTAAAAAAAGCAAGAAAATAATTGAGTCCTGCGCCGGTGTTGTACCTTGAACCGGGAAGCCAATTTTAATTCGACCCGAAAACCCTGCACCGTTGGGACTGTTGATTTCTAATTGCGCGTCATCGTCAACTAACGCCCAAGAGCTATCGTCAATTACAAGCGTAAAAGTACCGTTTGCATCTACTCGATTTGTTATTGTCAGTGGAATTGCGGTTGGTGTTGGAACGTAGTTTCTGATATCGAACGTTAAACCCGTGCGGCTATCACTTACATTAGTTAAGTCTCGACGTATGATCTGAGCATCAATTGTTGCGCCAGTTAAATCAACAGGCAAATCGTTGGCTGAAAAAGTCAGATTCCAGAATATCTTTTGTTCGTAGACTAATTCGCCTGCAATTATGGGGTTATCAAACCCAGATATTTGCGTGAGTGTGTTTTTATTAAAAACGGCCATGTTAGCTCCTCGCTAGGTTAACGACTCTATTTACTAACAGAGCCGCGCTGTCATGTATTATTTTTGCTTATTGTACTTCAGTATCTAAGTTGTGCGCTACTTGCCAGGCGTCTAATGCCGCTGTAAATCTGTCAAATTCAATTATACTTTCGTTATCAGGCTTAACAATCTTACCTGCAACAATTGAAGTCTTGTACTCAATTTCCCCAAAATCTTCGTACCACTGAACAGCGTGAACAGTTCCGTCAATCGTAAAAGTTAAGCCTGTATATCCAACCCCATCTTTTGATACAAAACCGTCATTTGGAATAATCGTAAATTTCATAATTGACCCTTTAACAGAAATGTTGTTTGCTCGTTACTTTTAACCATCTCGTTGCGGAATGACTCTACCGCCGCGCCTGTCTGCCGCTGTTGCTGAGAGTTTTCAATAAGTAGAACAGGTATCCACGCAATAGCACAGCCCCACTCATCTATCGGCTCACCGGTGTTCGGGTTGTTCCCGCGCAATTGGGTAAACCAAGCGCAGTCTGTTTGCCGACACGGGTTGAAGTTGTCTAGCGGGCAATTTGCTTTTGATTCAATTTTCATTATGATTTCGTGCAAATAATAACGTCAACATACTGAACGGCTAGGTTTATAGCTGTGCCTGTAAATGCGCCACTTGTGTGAGTGTGTGAACCACCACCGCCTGTAGCACCTGTATTAAAAGCGGCATTGTCTATATAAAGCCCGCTCTCGTCAGTATATACCGCTCCTCGCAATTGAGTAGATCCAACATCATCATTAGCGTTATAAGTGTGTGTGTGCGAGGGTATCTGTGCGGTTGTTAATGTTGTAGCGCCTGTTGCACCGTTTGTACCTGATACTGTTTGATTTGCAAATGCTGTAGTAAATGCTACCGAGCCACCTGCGCCTGCCGTTCCCGAAACAACACGAAGTGATTTGTTATTGTGTCCGGTAGACTTAATCCAGCCGGTAGGCGCTGAGGTCTGCACAAACAGCATAATAGTGCCGCTAGGGAATGACTCTGGGATTGCCCCGGCTTGCAGTCCTGATGCGCTTACTTTGCCGCTTGCGTCAATAAAGTTTGCGTGTAACGCGAGATTAAATGCCTGAGTCATCTTATACCGCTCCTGTGCGTGCAAATGTTTGTTGCGTCATAATTATAGTGTTTACTAACGGCGCAGTGGTTAACGTGTACGTGCCTGTAGCGGTTGTAAAGTCTACGGACTCGCGGTATGAAACGCCGTTTGAGTAAAGATTAAACGCCAAACTGTTATAACTAAATGGATAAATTGTTTGCCCAATAACGGTAAATGCGTCAACGTTTACGGGTGTGCCGTTTGCAACAGTTAGATTATTAGCATTCCACGTTATAACCTCAAGTGTGCCTGTTGTGTTATCAATAAAAGTAATAGTTTGACCACTAATATTGTAGTCTTGAGCCGTAACAAGTGTACCGTTTAAGAATAACAATTCAAACCCGTCGACTAACCCGCCCGCTGCTGTATAAGAGCCTTGGTTACTTAGCGTGACGGTAGTAGTCGTAAATGATGCGTAGACGCCTGTAGGCACATTTTCAGACTTGTAGCTTACTATCTGCATCATGTCGCCAGTTAACGCGCCTGTGGCTAGTGTAATCGTTCCTGTTGCTCCACCCGTGTCTGTGTACTCTGTAGGCAGTAACTTTAGCCCGTTTCTAAACACCCAACATTGACCACTGATATAACCAGCGCCACGTGTGACTGAAAATACTGTTTGCCCACTTGTGGCTGTGAAATATTGTTCTGAATAATAGAATTCGTCAGGTTCTTCAAAACCTACCACGCGCCCGTAAATATCAATTGTTAAATTAGCAACTGATGCAGTCTTTTGGTACGGCCCGCCAAAGTCTAAGTATTGTTGCAAAGAAGCAATCATGTTGCCATCTGTATTGTTTGTAATCTGTACTTGACCCGTGCCAACCGTTGTTGTACCCGTCTTTGTCAACTGACCTGTGCGCTGATCAAGGTCAATAATGTTAATGCCACTAATTAATGCGCCCCAAGTAGAGGGGTCGTATAAAAGTGTTTGAGTTGGTACAAAAGCCCCTGTTCCCGCAGCAAATTCAGCAAAACCAGTGGCAAATGAAAACTTGCGCCCTGTGCGATTTGAGTAAAGTAAAAACACCACAGATGAAAAATCAGGGTTTGCTTCGTACCAGGTGTATTCAGATGGCACTGTACTGGGTGTTGTTGAATCTTGATTGCATAACCCATAATAATTTTGCGTAGTTTTTGTAAGACTAAAACCAGCACCTGCTAAATCTGTACCGTAAGCAATAGATAAGTATTTATCAACGTATTGAAACGTAGTGGGTCGCCATTGGAAAAGTATGCTTGCAGGGCTAAAGGCAGAGCTTGCCAAGCTGTTTACCATGCGCGAGAATATGTACCAATTCCCTGCGGGTATATTGTTTAAGGTGATAACGGGTAATTGAAAATTATTAGACCAAGGTGTACCACTTGATTGCACTTCGCTTGTTCCCGCAAAGTACATTTGTTCTTCCAGCGGATTAGGAAACGCTGAGTACCAAACTTCCGCATATTGTGTGATGCCTGCTTGCGATGTAGTAACGCGAACGGTGAAATAAGGGTTTATTGCGGTTGGATAATTATTAATAATAAAAACTGCCGCAGAAGTCCCAAAAAAAGTAGGGTCTCCTAATCCAGTGTTCGGCGCTAATTGAAACGCCGTTATGCTTACATCGTCATAAACTGTTGCGTTGTACTCACTCATATTTAACTGTACCGATATTGAACCATCATCATTAAACGACTGAACAACTTTAAATATTCGGTACGGCTTGGCTACCCACCCATAATTAGCGCTTGTAACGGTAACAATATCGCCAGCGTCAAGTTGAATGCCAACAAAGTTAACGCTTACTTGTACTTGTAAATCTTCACGGCCTGCTTTTAACAATCGAGTTGCTAAATATTGAGCTGTGACGCTATTGTTAGTTAATGGCAAACTAACTGATACTTTGTTAATCGGTTCATTTGGGTAAAGTAAAGCTGGGTTAATTTGTGCTAAGTCAAAAGTAGAGGAATCGAACGCATCTTGATCGTCTTTGTTTGGAAATTTACATTCAACAATATTATAGGAAGATGCGATGTCTAAAGGAGTGATACTAATAGCCGATATCAGGTTGCTGTCATCAAGCGCCATCGCTACCGTGTAATCAGGACTTTGTACAATCACACCCCATTTTGCGGTTATTTCGTTGTACTTTATTAAGCAATCCGCGCACGATGCCATGTCTTGTAAATTAGCCATCACGTTTCGCTGTGTGTCTAATGTGCCGTTAAATTTGAACCTTGCTTGCGTAGCGGGTGAACCATCGGAATCTGTGTAAGCAAAAGCGCCGTTTGAATACGTTGTTAGCGCATCAAGGCTGGCTGTATCTATTTGACTTGCAGGAATAGCACAACCGTAGCGGGTATTAAGTAAGTAATCGTTAAAGCAATCGCCAGTGTTTGTGCGACTGTTAGTTACTTGAAACTTAGTTGTTTGAATACCTGTGATATTTGCCGTTTGGCTATATGATAAGTGAAGTATCGCAAAAGCACAATTCGTCATTAACTTTGATGAGTCCCACGTGTAAATTAAACCTGCGGTCTGCATGACTTGAATTGCAGTTAATGCCGAATTAGTTGGCGAGTTAGAACCGTTGCGGTATAAGTAAAATTCAATCTTACTGTCGACCGTAGTGTCTACTACGCTTGTGCTTTCGTCTAATAGGCTCGCAACTGTGTATCCGTTATCTTGAAATTGGACTAACTTACCGCCGAAGTATATTTGACCAAAGTTTATACTGTCAGGGGTTTGTTCGGGGTTTGTGTTAGTGACCTCGCAAATAGATAAAACGTAATATAGCTCTTGGCTATTTTCGCTTATGGACAAGTCTGTAACGATACCACCAACGTATGCTTGTCCGTAGACAACCGGAAGTTTGTTATCGGTTGCTGGTGGTAACTGCTGACGATTGCCGGGGTTTGGGCTTTGTCCTGATGTGGATTGGTCAAACGATGGACTTGTTGCAAAAGCCTTGCTGATTACCATTGCAACAACCATATTAATGGCCATTGCAATTGCTATGCCCGTTGCGGTAGCAGCAAACGCAGCAGTAGTTAAACCTACAACTATCATTGTCCCTACAGCATACGCCTGAACGGTAAATGTAAGTAAAAAAACCGTAAGCCAAAGTCTTAACATTATTGAATCCAGTTTTCGTCTAATTTAGAAAACCCAAACTTGCCGTATTTAATGTCTGGGCTAGTAACCATTTTCGCTATTGCAAACATGGAGATTCTGCCTACGTCTTTTAGCTGATTGCCGTAATCAACGTATCGTTTAAGAAGTCTATAACCTGTGCTGGTGTTTCTTTTTTCGGGCTTAACGTACCATGCTAATTCTTGCATATAAAATGTTTTATCACACCACACAGTCGGTGTAATCAAAGCCATTATTAAGCCGACATTGTCCTCAATAAATACTATGCCTGCTCCTGCTAATATTGTGTCTAGTAGTCGATTCCAGTATGGTTCATTGTCTAGAGTGCGGTATTGCACGATGTCCGCTTCTGCCCGAAACAATTTCATCATCTCGATTATTTGTGGCTTATCTTGTCGTGTGGCTTGTCTTATCATGAGTTTGCAGTAGCACCTTTTCCGAATTGATAATTTATGTTTGTAATAAACGAAACCCTGTTCATGCTTGTATCGCCCGGTGCAAAAAATTGCCAATTGTTATCGTTTGTAAATCTTCCTGCGGTACGGTTTTTTAAAATTAGTTGTATAGATGATGCTGCAACACTAATCACACCTACGAATTGACGTAATTCTTCAAACCATTCTTCATTAATAGCAAATGAATTGACGTAGCCATTAAAAAATTGGTACAAGCCACCTTGCCCGCCGGTCGTAATCAATGCGCCATCGGTATTAAAAAACCCTTTCCATGCTTCTATTTGTGATCCTTTAATTTGGTTTCCTAGTACCCAACCAAGCATCGCGGTGTCAATGCCGACAAGCGTAAACGTGGTTTCATTTGCGGTACTTTTAATATCGCGCTGTGTGTCGCCTACTTTCATAAGTAAGCCTACAGCGTCAAACGGTGAAGCATCTACCGCAGTTACTGTTATGGCTTTCGGTGTAGTAGCGAACCTATAAACCGCTTCAGGTGTGGTCACGCGCACAAAGTCAGCGTAACGTATGTTGTTAGTGTCGGATACTTCTGGAATTACATTCATAAGACACTCTCGAATGCTTTAAATGTTCCCGACCATTGTATAAAAGAATCGTTGGTCATCGGTATTAAAGTGTAAGTAGGATAATCGCGCAACACAACTTGAAAAGTGATGCCTGTGTAGGTTGCGCCGCCCATTGATACGGTAGTGCCAAACTCGCCCATAACGGCATTAATCGGGCTTGTAACAGTTGTTATTAAATTGCGGTGTACTGGTATGGTTACCGTTGAACCGCTGCCTCTGAGTACGTCTGCGGTGGCTATATATGAATACAAACCCACTTGAACAAAATCGCCTACGCGCACAATGCTAATGCTAGAACTAATTGCCGGAAGGTTGCCTAAAACTAGGCTTTTATTAGCCGAACTGGTTTGCCATTGACATGTCGTAATTTGACCTGATGATAGATCACCCTGATATTTAATATAGTTAACCCAGCCCGTGGAGCCAAAGTTAAGGTATTGAGGCAGTGCCTTGTCAGGTATGCGAAGTGAATTTAATAGACCCCTGCTTTGGCTATAAAGCAAATAATTCATCGGCTTCATTTCAAACGCGAATGGCACGACAGTAATAATTTCACTCGTGCTAATGCGTTGGTTTCTACTAATAACTTGTCCTACAAAACGTTGATCGTTTATGCCTACGCTTTCAGAATTAGCGAGTATTAAATTTAAACTCATTTTTATCTACCTGCTGGAATACTACGGTTTGCAGATTGGTTCATGCTCCAAATCGTCATCTTGTTTTTAGCTAAAAACTGAATGCCACTCTGCGTATCAATTGCTTGCATATTTTGAATGACTGGGCCATTGTAAGTTACGCCACCGCCACCCATTGAATCATTTAAATTATTGTTTGGAATAATCGCACCCGACCTGCCGGGAACAAATAACTCAGCGCCACGCTCACCCACTATACTAGGCCCAGTAATTGTGCCACCGTTTGCGCGTACCGGAAAAGACAAAGCACCTGCACCGCCAGCGGTACTTCCAGGGCCAAACGCTGTAGCGCCACCTGCGCCTGCACTAAATGCACTCATCGCAAAACCAATCCCCATTTGAAGCAATTGACTAGCCTGCATTTTTAACTGTATTTTGATAATGTCTTTAATAACACTTTCTGCAAAATCACTAAATGACAGCTTTCCATTGTCTACAAATTTGTCAATTGCGCTGTTCATATTGTTGACTAAAGAACCGAACATGTCAGCAGCAACACTTGCGTAATTTTGTGCATCTTCTGCGAACTGTGCAAAGGCAGTGTTCCAACCGTAACTAAATGTCATTTGAGCATCTATTGATGATTCTGTTTGTGCACGCGCAAGTGCTACATACTTATCACTTAATTCTTGAACAGCATCAGATTGTTGGTCAAATTGATCTAATATAGTTTGGTTTGCACCTGTGTCTGCTGCCTGTAATCGTTGTTCGGCAATCTTTTGTAACTTTTCACTTGTTGCAGTTAAGACATTATTTATTGATTCTTGAATCTCGCGTTGATTATTTGTCATGCCTAACATCTGGTTTTGTATGTCCATTAACTCAAGTTGATAGTCTTGCTCTCTGGCATATTCGCCAACTATCTTCTTAACGGCCTTCAAGCGTTCGTTAATTTTTTTGTTTATTGAGTCTTGTTCCTTGCTTGATTCACCACTAAACGCGGGTCTGGTCGGTCTTGTCGGATTTTGGGAAATGTCTACAGTATTACTATCAATTGACTTTCTTAGCATATTTGAGAAAGTCATGTTTGCCGCATCACCAAACAGATCGTTTACTAAATTAGTTGAATCTAAAGCAGTCATCCCTAGATTAAATATTTTCTTATCTAAATCATCTAATTTTTTTTGTAATTCAGGTGATGGGTCGCCTATTAGCGGTGCAGTCATAGAAAGTGCAAAGCGTTTAATCTGTGCGCTTCTATAATCTACATTATCACCAACCGCGCCGAATGCTTTATCTAACGCTGAAATGGTCTTAAGAGCAAAAATAACTGAGTCAGCCAAAATTGCAAAGGCTAAAGCTGCACCACGTGCCCATTCAGGCATTTTATTCTTTGATAAAGTGTTAGCTGCCTCGTTAGTTTCGTCTGCTTCGACATACGCATCAAAAAATGCAGACGTTAAGTTTTCTAGTGCAGGCAACATAGATGATGCAAGTTGATTTGTTAAACCTTCACCGATAGCCCTTAGCCGTGTCAGATTGTCATTAAATCGCTCGGCAGCCTGTGCGGTTGATGTGTTTAAAGTTATGCCTAACTTGGTGGCTTCAGCTTGTAACTCGGCTATGCCATCACTTCCCATGTTTAAAAATGGAATCATCGCCATGCCCGACCTGCCGAACAATTGCAATGCTATTGCGGTTTTTTGAGCGCCATCTTCCATGTCTGCAAATTTATCAGCAATTTGTAACAATGCTTCATCTGCTGACTGCAACCCGCCTGCGTTCATGCCTAGTGTGTCAAATGCTCTTTTAGCTTCCCCAGTTCCTATGGCTGCATCAGACATACCTTTTGTCAGTACGCCCAACCTCTTTGCCAACTCATCAGTACTAACACCAGACAGGTTTGCAGCGTAAGACATGCTAGATAATGCTTCAACACTTACGCCAACACTTTGTGACAACTTAGACATAGAGTCCATGTTATCAATACTTTTTTTGGTCATGTAGGCTAATGCAGCGCCTGCCACTAGAATAGCAGTACCTGCAATTTTTGCGGCACTTTTTAAAGTGTCTAAGCCCTGCATTGCGCCTTTTAATCCTGTCTGAAATTCAGCAGTGTTTAGGCCAAGTACTACGCCAAGCCGTGCAATATTTGCCATTACAAACCCTTAAGGAAAGCAGGTGCGCCCGGACTCATAAGCGCAAATGCTAAAAGACTCTCGTTAACGTGTGCTGTCTTATCTTGTTCACTTAAGGGTGAAAAAATAAAGTCGTATGCATTCGGTATAATGTCGCGCAATTTGTATGCAGTCTTTCCTTTTGGAAGCATCTTATTAAACTGCCCTGCGGTTAAGTTGCCCAAAACCTCAAGCAATCCAATGTTACCAATTAGCCCAGCGTGGTACATCACAACTATATCTGAAAATGTTTCCTCATCTACTACCGCAGGGTCAGCACCGTGAGCGATCATAAACGCTTTCACTTGCCTTCGTACTGACCCCGTTACTTTCCCTTTGTTACTTTATAATTTGGACTCACAGTTTCGCTAATCATTTCAGTGATTTGCATTTGAATTGCAAACGGAAATAGCTCGTCAATCATTTCGTATGTGATTGTGGACATATCAAAGTCTTGCTCTTCAGGTACTAAAAACTTAAACATTGCTGTGATGTTTGCTTGAATCATCGCTTTATTTAGTGCTTCATCCCTAATCAATTTATTGTTTTTAACATCATCTGTAACAACGGCTGCATCGCTTTCTTTTTTTTGTTTTTTGGTAATTTTATCAATTAAACTTTGCACTAATTCTTCGTTCGGTAACTTAAGATTTTCGTACATTAAGTCGAACTCAATTGTAAGAGGTACACGAACTTTAAAAGTGTGTCCTGCAAATTCGAAAGTTCTGATTCGTAATGCATCTTTGTCAATTTTAAATGCTTTTGAAAACCCATTCATTTTGATAGCCTCTTGACTTGTTTTGCTTTGTATTTTTCGAGAGCTACACCAAGTGACTTACCTAGTGTGCCAGTTACTTGTGCTGCTGAACTTTCTAACGCTGGTCTTAAATACGGTCTTGGTGACATATTGGCAGTGCCGAATTCTAAAACCATTGCTCTTGCATCACTTTTAGTGCCGACCTGTTTTTGACCTGTTTTAATGTTGTTAAACTTTAACTTAGCCAACTTTTTAGCTGATGCCGTAGTAACTGCGCCGATCACAACATCGCCAGCGAATATATATTTAGAACGAAAATCTTTTTTCCCGGGCTTTCTTGTTTCAACCTGCAAACTTTGCGCGAGTGCGCCTGTGTCTTTAGCCACCAATGCTCGTGCTTTTATTAACACTGGCTTCATTGATAAACGAACTGCACTACGCATAATGTTACTTGCGTCTTTTACGCCAAAATCATTTGTTATTTGCTTAAATAAGTTTGCTGTTTCTGCAAAGCCTTCAAATTCAACTTTAATTGTTGTTGCCATTACCATCACCTTTTATAAGTCGGTGGTAAATACTGTTATTTAGCTTCATAACATAATCTGTCACCTCATCGGGTGACATGTGATAGGCGTGACGCGATGCAATTTCATGTGCAAGCATGATGCCCGTGATTCGTTGTTGAGTAAAGCCAAACCAATTCTTAGTCCCTGAATTAGCTTGGCTTAAAAGATATTCTAAAAGTTGATTATTGTTTTGTATTGTATTGGTCATATTTAATCTTCTTTTTTAACTTTCGGTTTAGGAGCAGGGTTAAATTTTGCTAGGTATTGTAAACAAGTTTCGTCAACGCTTCCAGCTTCAACAGTTTTAAGTGCGTTTTGCACCTCGTTGGCGTCAACAGTTAAGGTCTGAGCAACAGGGTCTAATGCACGATAAGTCGTGGCTAAGAATTTAACCGCATCGGCTATCTTCATGCGGTGTTACTCCAACCAAACTGATTGCCTCGTGGGTGAATTGTAAACACTGCTTTTGCTTCAGCACCCGGTTGTGCGTCTATTTGGAATTGCGAAACACGACCATTAAAAGCGAAATAAATAGTGTTCGCACCGTCGGTTGCGCTAATAACAAACGTGCGGTCAACGATGCCACTGTATGCGTCACCACGAATAACCAAAAGTTGTGTATCTGATGGATTCCAAGGAGCAGTAATCGTTAGGCTCGTTGGTGCTGATTGCGTGGGTATTTTGTCAGATTGACGACTGCCTGCAATTGAAAAATCAACCATCGCATCGTCTTGTCCGAACGCTGGAACAGCCTCTACATTTAACAAATTTTCAGGAATAGCCAGCGCTGAGACAGTCACTAGAGTAGATAATCCTGCGGTCGTCAAGGGGGTAGGTGATGCTGTTGGTTGTGCGTAAAGTGTTGCGCTAAAGCCGGGTAGTACTTTGTTTGGCAATGCCATGATAAATTCCTCTATTTAACAGTAAATTTTAAATATTGTCTTATGTCGGAATATCAAGTGTGCAATCTATAATAACTTGTTGCAACCCGATTTCATTATCATATGTATTGTAAAGCCAATCTACGTCAGCCTTGGCTATGTAAAAGCCCGAAGCCCCACCGAATTGACCGCTGTACCCATGCAATGATTGTAGTATTAAATTACTTACATTCATAGCATCTTCAAAAAGTGTTGTGTAAATTGATATTTGAAATATTGGCCTATCAATACCTTTGTTATCTTGATTGATGCCAGTAAAAACAGGTTGATGAACGTTACGTAAATTCCAAGTTATAAATTTTGGCTCATTTGCAAAGTTCCGATTAAAGTTTGCATAAACGGGTATCGGTGTAACAATACTTGCCAATTGATATTGAATAGCTTGAGCATACGTAGCTGGGTTGTTTTGGCTCATACAGGCGTGCTCGGGTCATTACGATAGCAAGTAAAAGTAATACTCATGCGGTCGTCTGCTTCAAATACGTCGACAATACGCCAATCGTTAGACCGCCAAGTGATTGCAAACAGGCTCGTATTGTCTACAATTTGTTTAATATTTGGTGTGTAATTAAACGTTAA